GTTCCTGCCGAGCTTATGAAGTGGACCAAGGCGGGCGGCAAAGAGGTTGCCGGGCTTGTCCGTCGCCGCCGTGCAGAGGCTAAACTGTGGCGTGGCGTTGATACTGAGCAGCCGGTGGACATTCTGGAGGCTCGCCTGAAGCCTGAGCAGCCGAAGGCTTCCAAGTCGATCACGCAGTCGAAGGAAGCCAATGCTGCGGTTGCGGCTGGCGGCTTGGGAACGATTGCCTTGGCGCAGGAGGTGATCCCGTTGGTCAAGGAGGGCGGCAACATCCTGTCAGCGATGAACACAACTGTCGCGATCCTTGTCGTGATTTGTGTCGCGGCAGCCGCTATCTGGTGGTTCCGCAAGCAGCGGTTGGACGAGGAGGCTGCATGATCGGGCTTCTGTTCTCCCCATTGGGCCGCTATATCCTGATCGGCGGTGTGTTGATCGTGGCTTTGGGCGGGGTGTATGTTAAAATCCGCTCAGACGCCATCAATGAAATCAAAGCGCAGGCGACCTCTGACGCTCTGAAAAGGACGCAAGATGCGATTGCTGCTGGTGATGCTGCCGCTGTTTCTCCTGACCGGCTGCTTCAAGACGACGGCCATCGGCGGGACTGACAGCGCCTGCTCTGTGTGGCGTGACATCTCGTGGTCGTCGAAGGATACGCCGCAGACGATCACTGAGGTGAAGATTAACAATGCCCGCCGCGAGGGCTTCTGCGAAGGTAAGAAGTGATGCCTCTTGCGCCTGTCAACATTCCACCCGGTATCGTGAAGGCCGCAACCCCATTGCAGGTGAAGGGCCGCTACTGGGACGGCAACCTGATCCGGTGGCGTGCGAACAAGTTGCTCCCGGTTGGCGGATGGCAGCGCATCACGGCATCTCCGCTCGCCAGCACCATCCGCTGCATCTTTCCGTGGGCCGGGGCGGATGGTGCTGTTTATGCGGCTTTAGGCTGCGAGGACAAACTGTACGTCCTGAGCGGCGCCACTTACACCGATGTCACGCCAACCGGCTTCTCCGGCTCCTCTGCTGGCGTGTATGGCGCGTTTGGCACTGGTGACTACGGCGACACGTACTACGGGCTGGACACAGACCCAACGTATCCACGTAGCCCGACGCAGAGCTTCCTGCCGACGTTCTCTTGGACCATCGATAACTGGGGTGGAGATATTCTTGCGGTTGCCTCGTCAGACGGTCGCCTGCTGCATTGGAACCACAATGAGACGCAGGCTGAACCTGTCGGCTACAACACCATTGTCAACATTGTCCGCGCGTCTAACGTGGCTACGGTGACAACGACAAACCATCACGGCTACTACACCGGCAACCAAGTTGTGATTGCAGGCAATAGTGTTGGCAGTTTGAACGGCACCTACACGATCACTGGGACGCCGAGCGACACTACGTTCACCTATGCGAACTCTGGCACGAACACCACTGGAACAGGCGGAACTGCGACCTCGGTTGCTGCTGAACTGCCGCCGATCAACAACCGTGGCGTCATCGTCACCCCTGAGCGCCATGCTGTCCTGATCGGCGCTGGCGGCAATTCTCGCCGTGTCGCATGGTCGAACCGCGAAGACTATACGGACTGGGACTTCGCAGACCCGACGAACACGGCTGGCTATCTTGACCTGGATACCCAGAACAAGATCACCATGTGCGCCCCGGTGCGCGAAGGCACGCTGATCTGGACGGAAGATGAAGCATGGCTGATGCGTTACATCGGTCTGCCGTATATCTACCAGATCGAGCGCATTGGCTTCGGCTGCGGCCTGATTGCACCGCGTGCCTTTGCGACCTTTGCTGGCCGGTGCATCTGGATGGGCCGCGAGAGTTTCTTCCTGTATGACGGCGGCACGGTTCGCCCGCTGCCGTGCGATGTCGGGTCTTACGTGTTTGACGACGTTGACCCGCAGGTTGGCTCGCTTTGGACGCACGGCTCCGAAAACAACATCTTTCCTGAAGCATGGTTCTGGTATCCGTCAGAAGGATCGACGGTTCCAGATCGTGCCGTGTATTACAACTACGCCGAAGGCTGGTGGGGCATCACTGACACGATGACCAGAACGGCTGCTTGCGGTTCTGGCGTGTTCCAGTATCCGCTGGCGTCTGATGAGACGAACGACATCTATCAGCAGGAGAACGGCTGGACGGCTGCTGGCGTGCCAATAACCACTGGTCGCTATGCTGAAACGGGTTCCATCAACATCCAAAACGGCAACCAGATCACGCACGTCAGGCAAGCGATCACGGATAGCGGGTACGGCTACGATAGCACGCAGTTGACGTTCTTCTCGTCATTCACGCCGGAGTCGGCTGAGACGACGAGTGGTCCGTACAACCCGCGTGCGTCCGGCTACACAGATATGCGCGTCACTGGCCGCGACTTCCGCGTGAAGATCGCTGCCACCGAGGATGGCGAGTGGAGCATCGGTGAGATGCGTCTGGAGATCGTGCCGGGGGGTGGCCGGTGATAATCAATCTGCCGACGCCTCCGGGCGGCTATGATCGCGAGTATTTCCGGTTCGCCTTCTCCCTGCTGGAGCGGGTGCTGGGGCAGTCCATTGGCAGGCTGGAGGCTGTTGAAGGCGTTTTGCTTCAGGCTCCCGATGGCGGGGTTTGGAAGGTCACAGTCGATAACGCAGGCAATCTGGTTACGACATCCGTGCCGCTGGGTCAGCAGGGAGCACCGCCCTATTGATCGACCGGGAACACATGATTGCGCGGTTGGAGCAGGCTCTTGAGCATGGCGGTGGCACGTTCGCCTTGCATGACATTGTTGAGGGGCTGGAAGAAGGCCGGTTCCAGTTGTTTTGGAACGATGGTGGGCTGGCGGTGACAGAGATAATTCAGTGTCCGCAGAAGCGATACCTGAATATCTTTCTTGCTGCCGGGGAGATGAAAGCTGTGTTAAAGTTGCACCGTAAAGTCGAGAAGTTTGCTCGCCAAAACGGATGCGACTTCATGCAAGCAACCGCCCGAAAGGGGTGGGAAAAGTTTGAACCTGCGTTTGGGTGGCGATCCACTCACACCGTTTATACGAGGCAACTCACATGAGCATGGGCGGCGGCGGAACTCAGACCGTAGTTAACAAGACAGAGCTTCCTGAATGGGTTCAGGAGGCCGGTCGGCGCAATCTGGCTGCGGCCTATGAAGTGTCTCGCACGATGCCTGGTCCGTATGAAGGCCAGCGCGTTGCGTCGATGACGCCTGGTCAGGTTTCCACGATTGGAACCATCGCCAACAACTACGCCATGTCTCAGCCGGCGTTCGCCTACGCTCAGCAGATGGCGGCGCAGGCTGGCGGTTATCAGCCGGAGCGGGTTCAGGCCGGCCAGCTGGCGACGACTGACCTGTCTCCCTACATGAACCCATACACCCAGTCTGTCCTTCAGACGTCGCTTGATACGCTCAACCAGCAGCGGCTCACCGGGCTGAACCAAGCGGCTGACGCGGCGATCAAGGCTCGCGCCTTTGGCGGGTCGCGTCAGGCGATCCAAGAGGGCATCGTCAATGCGGCCGCCCAGCAGCAGGCTGGTCAGCTGGCGGCGAACCTCATGTCGCAGAACTTTGCCCAGTCTCAGGCTGCGGCGCAGGCCGACATTCAGCGCCAGATGGCTGCTCAGCAGCTCAACCAGGCTGCGGGCATTTCCGGCGCCGGCCTTGGTCTTACTGGCGCGCAGACGCTTGGCGGTCTTGCTGGCGCTGGTCAGCAGAACTTCTTGCAGGGCGCGGCTGCGGCTCTTGCTGCGCAGGAGTCGATCCAGCAGCAGCAGCAGGCTGAGCTTGATGCGGCGCGGCAGGCGTATGCAGAGCAGCAAGCGTTCCCGGCCCAGCAGCTCAATCTCCCCGTTCAGGCTCTTGGTCTTACACCTTACGGCGGCACGCAGACGCAAACGAGCAGCGGCGGTAGTGGCTCGCCGTTGCTCACCGGCCTTGGAGCGGCATCGACTGGCGTTAGCATCTTGAGCGGCTTGAAGTCTCTCGCAGCTCCGGCAGCTGCTGGTGCGGCAGGTGCGGCAGCTGGTGGTGGCAGCAGTTTCCTTGGCACACTCGCAAGTATTCTTCCGTTCCTTGGCGGCTCTGACGAGCGCATGAAAACCGACATTGAGAAGCTCGGCAAAGACAAGGAAACCGGCGTCGATATGTACGCCTATCGCTACAAGGGCGATCCGAAGACCTATCCGAAAGTTGTCGGCCCGATGGCTCAGGACATTGAGAAGAAGTATCCTGAAGCCGTTAAGGAAGTCGCTGGTCGCAAGACCGTTGATGTTCAATTCCCGTCCATGCTGAAGGC